GGATGGATCGTGGCGACCGGGACCGATAACGAGGAAGGGACGATGATCAACACAGATGACCGCCCATCTGCTGAAGTCCTGATGGAGTCCTTGACTATCGTAGATGGTGCGAAGCGTGTGGTTATCTTGGTCGAGCGTGATGATGCTATCTGCGTTAAGACTAACTGTAGTTACAGAGACCTCAAGTGGGTACTCGATCAGGCTGTGTTCGCCACCATGAATGAACTATTCGGCGTGAAGACGGAGAGCGATGGCTAACCTCGCCCTCATCACGTCTCGTAAATCAGCGGATTACTACTCCCCGCTGTCGAGGCATCTTTGACGAGTGGCAGCGCATCTCCCAAGACCACCGCGACCGCCAGCTAGGCCGCAACTGGTTCGACGAGGTGGAATCCTTCTACTCCCTCTCCGAAGGCGCGGACCCGCTCCCCTCCTTCCGTCCCGCCGTGCGCGTTCCGCAGCTCCAAGTCCTGATGATGCACGAGGCTAACGATCTCTCTGAGACCTCCCCGCGCCCGTACATCGTCAACCACTCCAAGGGCGAGCGCGACGAGGACCGGGAGAAGGGACTCCAATGCGCATGGCGGACCTCTCACGTCAACTACCACGCCATGTTCACGACTCTGATGTCCCTGTTCTCCGGGATGTGCCCGATGCAGGTCGGCTACGATCCCGACGCTCGCCAGGGCCGCGGCTCCACCTGGGTCAAGATGCGCGACCCGCGTACCTTCGACTGCGACCCCTGGACCGACTACACCTGCAACTGGTCCTACGTCATCTTCGAGGATCGGATGCATCTCGAAGAGGTCCGCTCCCGCTGGGGATCCGCCGCGTCCCAAGTCCGTCCCCGAGTCGGAGGCCGCTCCGTATCCCCCGTCCTCGGTGACTCTGGCGGAGGCTTCCAGATGCCTCCGGGCCCGATGGCTATGGTTCCCGGCCTCCCTGCCAACCGCGCTATCCCCAACGACAATCGCGTGCGCGTCCGCTGGTGCTACTGCCACGACTACACCCGCGAGAAGATCGAGGACCACTCGCTCCCCTCTGGCGCAATCGTCCCGGCAGACTTCGCGTGGAAGTACCCGAATGGCCGCCTGATCGTCGAGTGTGAAGGCTGGACGCTGCAGGACGGCGACAATCCCTATCCGCTGAAAATGTTCCCCGCGGTCCCGTTCTGGTCCACTCTCCCGCTCTACTCCATATGGGCCACTCCCGCCATCCGCTACTCCAAGGAACTCCAATCCGCCGGCGAGCGCCTCTACACTGGATTGTTCGAGAACGCGGTCCGCCTCAACAATGGTGTGTGGTTCATCGACGAGCGCACCGGCATCGACCCGGAGGCATTCGGAGGTATGCCGGGAGAGGTGCAGATCATCAACGCAAACTCTCCGGTGCCGCAGGCCGTCTACCCAGCTCCGATGCCGCAATCCATGACCGCTCTCCCGCAGATGTTCCTCGACAAGCAAAAGGAACTCCAAGGATTCACCGACGCCCGCTCTGGGAAGCCGGGGGCAGGCAACATCTCCACGGACCTGTTTGACTCCTCCGTGATCCGGTCGCAGGGAGTGACCCAACTCCGAGGCCGCCTCAACTCCGTGTCGTTTCAGCGCCTCGGCGAACTCCTGTTCTACACCATGCTCCGCTTCCAGCCCACGCAGAATATGTTCATGAAGACGGCCCAAGGCTACGAGACGGTCAAATGGCAATCCACCAACCGCCCGGACCAGTACGACTTCGAACTGGACGACGCTTCCATCCTGCCGTTCTCGCAGGCTATGCTGCGGAAGATGGCTCCGGAGTTGCGCAAGGCGGGTCTGCTGGACGTACATACGACTCTTGATACGCTGGAGTTCCCGGATGCGGAGAAGATCGCGGCCAACATCGAGCAGGAATCCGCGCTCATTGCGCTTGCCAAGACCCGCGGCGCTAGGAAGTAGCGATGAATCAAGGCACTCTGTTATGCGGCGTAGAGTGTGACGACAGCCTCACCTGCGGACCGGAGCAGAACCGCCACGACCGCGTGATGTGCATCTCCTGCAGCCAGTTCAAGACTAAGAACCGCACTTGCATCGAGTGCCACCTGTGCGACGATTGCTGCCGCTGCGTGTGCGACTTGGCCTACCTCCTATGACCTCGCAGTGGCTCACTCCCGCCGAGATCGCCGCCGAGTACAATCGCACCCAGCGCACCGTGCAGCGCTGGTGCAAGGATGGCACTCTGCGCGACTTTGGCTTCCTTGTGATCCGCACCGGCCACACTTGGTGGATTCGTCTCGCCGTACCAACGACACAACATTAGCAATTCCATTTCCATTCGGCGTAGTCTCGCCTTGTGAAGGACGGCCTCGAAATCCTCCGAGTGTGGCGCAACGAACCGGGCTACATCAGCGTCCGGGCGGCGCTGAACGGTCGCTTAGCCATCCCATTCGGCATTCCCGAGGAGACGTACTACGAAGAGTTGATTGACGAGGGCACATTCGAGGCGTTCGTGGCCCGTCAGTGCCAATCGCTCTTGGACGCCTACGGAGACGAGCGCGAGCAGCGCCCGGAGCCTGCCGCAGAGTTTGTCGCGTGACCACAGTGGACGGATACTCCTTTCTCGCACTGTGGAATCTATGAGAGGAGGTGCTGTTATGGACCATCGGAAGAAACACCGCGGCGGACGCCGCAAGTAGCAACGGTACCTGGGAGGTACTAAGAGCCTGAGGGGGCGGTCACCAGAGAGGCCGCTCCTTTCACTCAACCTGAGGAGGACGCAATGGTGGATAAGTTCGGCAACACTTTCGACTCGGAAATGCTGAAATCCCCGATCACGGTCGGTCGTCCGGGCAAGGAACCGGGGCCGGAAACGCACAATCCTCCGGTCGCCAAGCCCGCCGACCCGATGAAATACATCCCCGGCAACTCGCGCAGGGCATAGGAGGCAGCGATGCACCACGGCGGATCATCCCATCACAGCGGCAAGTCGCTGAAGCCGACTGGCAAGTACAAGTTCGCCAAGTCGCGCATCCCGATGAAGCATCCTCGCCGGTCGAAGAAAGTCCATGGCCGGGGCGGTGGCTTGCGTGGCTAGTCCCTCCTCCATGCCGGTCGATGTACGCGGGATGCAGGCGCGGTCCATGGTCGAGCAACTGGCCAAGCGCGGCGGTCCCTCTGCCGGTGGCGCGTCGCCCGACGCCTCAGGGCAACAACTCTCGCAGCAACTCTCGGAGTTGCAGGGAGCAGACCCGTCCCTTCTACTGAAAGCCGCTGAGCAGATGAAGGCGATGGCAGGGGCGGTTCACGTTAGAACTCTGTTTCAGGTGCCCGAAGCCGCCCGTCACATGGCTAAGGCTATATCGGCACTCGACGCTTCGATCAAGGCGCTGCAGCAGGCATCCGCGACCGCGAACACAGTCTCCTCGCCGATCGTCAATCAGGCCGGGATGAGTCCGACGCAGCCGCAGCCCGGCGGGCAGCCGGGCGCACAGCCGCCGGATCAAGGAGCAGGACACTGAAGTGGGCTGAGCTACTCGCCAACAAACAACTCTACCCGGACGATTTCGTAGTCTCCTACAAGAGCGGCGACAAGACTGAGACGATGACCCTCGGCCAGATGCGCACGGAGGACACCGAATCCCGTGGCGCGCTCACCGCGGAGTTGACGCGCAAGGAGCAGGACATCCAGAAGCGCGAGAAGGACGTCACCAACGCATCGAAGGGCATCGCCACGATGCTGGAGAACCTCTCGGCCAAGACTGGCCTATCCTACGAGGAACTCATCGAGGGCAAGGCTCCGACGAAGAAGGAAGTGGCGAAGGGAGCCGAACTCGACGAGAACGATCCTCTCGTCGGCGCCCTCGTCAAGGAGATCAAGGGCCTGCGCACGGAACTGACCGCCACCCGCGGCGAGGTCGAGAACGTCAAGAAGTCCGCCCTCGGCCCTATGCTCAACACGTACCTCGAAGACTACTACGAGTCCACCTGGGAGAAGATCGAGCCGTCCCTGCCCAAGGGCGCGAAGGCCACCCGCGCCGACGCCCTCAAGTACGCGCAGGACAACGGCCTCAAGGACGCCAAGGGGCGCCTCGACCTGCGCAAGGCCGTCCGCGACCTGACCTACGAGGACCGGATCAACGCCGAGGCGGAGAAGCGCGTGGCGGACCTGC